GAGCTGGCTAATGATATTTGTGAGTTTTGCAATTTCAAGATGACTAGCATCTTCATATTCGTTTGAGGATCCAATAGACTCACGTGTATATGCAGACGCCCTAGAAGGGAAAGCATCACGAAGCTGAAATTCAAGCTTTGCAACAGCAGTCAGCACGCTATCACGAAAGGCTGCAATAGAGGTGTGAATGTGATCAGCCATTATAAATGTACGGTGTACCCTTATAATGGAGAAAAGGGGTGTGCAATTTTTTCGCCACCCCATCATAGCCTCTACTTTAATGGCTCATAACTGTAATATTGAGGCACGCATCAAGCGTGTTTTCCTTCTCCTTTAGAGGTTTTGTACGTTTGAGTTTTAGTTGTGAAGATCCCTGTTCTTGAATCACTTTTTGTGGATTGTATTGTGGTACATAATTGCCTCGCATAGAAGTTTCATAAAAATCAATAGGTTTAGTATCCATAGATGCAAGAATACTTACCATAGGCGGGTAATGAATATCTACACGTACACGCTGACTGTCGCAAATAGATCGAAAGTCGGTAATAGAAATGGGACCGCCAAATCGCTGAAGGCTCTCACGACTCGGAGCAGGATAAATGCGCCCGTTAAATTGATTTCCATAAAGACGGCTGAGAAGTGCAATACGCTCCCAACGAACATGTGCATCCAGAAGTTCAGAAAGAAGATACGCCATGCAACATTGGGGTGTGCAAAAATTGCCATATACATGCCATACCTTTTCGACAATGCGCATGGGAATTACACATGGTTTTCCAGGAAATTCTTCACAACACCAAAAACACGCAAGAGAGGTTTCAGAGGGGAGTTCATGAGTGTGTGCAGTATTTGCAAATTGAACAAGGAGTGTAGTAGGACCATATTCTTTTCGAGAAGGCTCTGATACTGGGGCAGTTGTCAGATTAGCAGAACTGGACTGTACAGTCTGTTTTTGTGCAGAAGAGATCGCAGGTGCAGACTCTGCAGTTGCTCCCATAGAAAGAGTAAATGCAGTACCATCACTATCTGCCACCGCAGTTTTTTCAGTAGCCTCATATGCAGCCTCATTTGAGAAAGGGTCAATATCCGCTGCATTGTATGCTTCTAGAGGGGCGGGAGGGCGAGGATCGTATGTAAACGGCTGATCATGGAATTTAACTTCGCTGCTATGAATGGGTAGATGTGCAATTAGAGGTTTTCTGGTCTCTGATTGAAATGCACCCTGAATACCGTCAGCTGTTACAAGCGCAACAACTTTATGTTTAGACGCACGTTTTTCCCTCTTTGCGCGCGTCTTAATAAGGGGCGTATCTTGTGTGGGCAGAGAATCCAGTACTTCAAGACCATTTTTACCTTCGGTATCAACTTCAACTACTGAATCGACGATGGACTCTACATTCGCTACCGCAGCCGCAGTCTCAGACTTCTTTTTACGAGGAGGCATTGTATATCTTCTATAGTGTTTGATCCAGTTCTTCTTTAGATTATTTGATCAAATTGGACTTTAAGGAGTTTTCTATACATCACTAGGTATGCAAAGTTCTCCAAATCCGAGGGTAGAACGTATTTTATCCTGTATTTTAAAAGATTCTTCACATTTACGTCATTTGCTTTTTTATGGTCCGCCAGGAAGTGGAAAGACATCGACTGCGCGACTTTTTATTCAAAAATGGTACCCCAATGAAAAGCCGCCTCCTGGGGCTACCCTATTTTTAAATGCGTCTGATGAGCGCGGTCTTGAATCTATTCGTGACCGTGTATTTCCATTTTTGAACAGCAAAAATCTGCTTCCTGAACATGCAAACTTGCCGCGGTTTTTAGTCTTTGATGAAGCAGAAACACTTACATCTTCTGCACAACTTGCATTGCGCCATGTTTTAGAAAAGCATCCGCTGGACAGGTGTTGTATTTTATTTTTAGTAAATACGATAAGTGGTGTAGAAAAGTCACTCCATCATCGATTCTTGCGCATTCGGTTTGATCCCCTACCTTCAGAGTGTTTAGCGGAGCGAGTTAAGTTATATGCACCTAACAAACAATCACCGACGCCATTGGATGCAATTCGTCTTCGTGGCGATTTGCGTATTTTCCTACACGCACCAAACTCGGCAGAAGAGTTGGCTAGACTTTTATGGACATGGATAAACGATCCTCCCAAAAAAGAGACTCTAGTAAGAAGGAATTTAGAGGACCTTTTTTGGATTGGACAAATATTTGGTGTATTGGATTTTACTATTGTAAGAAAAATAACGCGTCTAAGTCAACCAGGAGTTTTAAAAACAATGCCACCAGATATGTATCAAACACAGATTGCAAGTATTCGTAAAGATATTCTTGATAAAATATGTTCATAGTATTTCCAAAAAAAATTGGTCCCAGTATCGCTCTCAACTTAAAGCACTGCGACAATCTAAAGGTAAGAATGACGGATCTAAAGTACGTAAAACCGACGCCTCTTCGGATTAGTACAAAGGTAATTACAGCGAATATGGGGACGACGATGGATGCAAAACGTCTCTTTGATACAATTTCACAAATTCTTATCCCTCTCTGGTGGCCTGGAGAGGGCGTGCTGAAAATGGAGTATGACAAGTCGGTTATTGGTTATGCGAGTCGTGATGCTTTCAGTAAGCGTGGAGTGAGTGATAAAACATTCTTTAATCAAAGTACAGTTGTTGTAAGAAAGGCTATGAATTCCGAAATGACTGTATTTAAGGAAGTTAATGTAAAGCTGTTTGGAAATGGCGGAATTCAAATGACTGGAATTCCAGCCGAAGAATTTGCAAAAGAGACTCTGACATGGCTTCTCGATGAGCTCTATAAAATTAAAGCCCCTATCTTTGCTGAAAAGCCAGCCCTGCAAAAGTTCAAGGTGCAGCTTATTAATTCTGATTATCAGGTTGCATATCCAATTAATAGAACTGCTCTTCATAATATTCTAAGTCGAACCTATGGACTCTTCAGTACGTTTGAAAGTACAATCTATCAGGGTGTCAATACAAAGTATTACTTTAACGATAAACACCCGGACCAGGACCGACCTGGCATTTGTCTGTGTACAAAACGCTGCAAAGGACAGGGGTCTGGAAGTGGTCCCGGTGAATGTAAACGCATTACAATGAGCGTGTTTCAGACGGGTAAGATTATTATTACGGGCGGGCGTTACCTCTTTCAGCTGGAAGAAGCCTATAACTTTCTGAATCGTGTTCTGCAAGATCATGCGCATGACGTCCTTCGTCTGCCAGAAGATGTAGACGTAAACTAGTGCGTATGAATACATGAACAAAACTTACGACAGTGACATAGAACTGAAATGTCTGCTCCTGCTGCCCAGCCCGTACAAGGATTAGAAACCCCTTTGCCCACTGCAAGTGTGTTGATGCAAGCTGCTAAATTAGCCCAACAGCAAGACAAACCTATTCAGCTGGACTATTATGCCGACTCTTGCACCAAGAAAGCCTTTGTTGGTGAGGACCAGGATACAAAGGATAAAGTGTTGATCAAGAATAACGACGAGTTCACCAGTTTAATCTCTAAAATCTATCGCGTGGACAATGATTTTTTAGTTTTAACTGAAAACTCTATTTATATCGTGAGTGGCAAGATTGAGAAACGTAAGGTGCAGACATCTGCTTTACTGGCTCAGGAATAATTTAATTCATACCTTTTGTTAGAAATGAGACGTTCTAAGAAAATCCAAACTCGTAGGGGGCATAAGTCCCGATCCATGTATAGACGTCGTGTACAAAAGACAAGACGTGGTAAGAGCACATATCGCAGAAGACAACGCGGCGGGTTGTCTATGAATGCATATAATGCTCAAAATAATAACAATAACAGTAACAATAATAGTAACAATAATAATAACGCTGTTAATGAAAATGTAAATTTAGGCTTAATTCAAGATTTATATTCTGCAATTGATGATGTTGAAAACGCAGAAGAGCGCGTGAATATTCTGAAAGCTGTTGGTGGCTGGCTCTATGCTGTATTTGTAGTTGGACCTAAAATGGCACCCGGTGATACAAAAGAGGGTATGATTCTATCTCTTTTACACGAGACCCAAAAATATTTGGGATATGAATTGGATAGACAAACTGACGACTTTAAAGATGTTATGGATGAATTACACAAGGTTTATACTACAATTCGAGAATATGAACAAGAAGATAAAGATGTTGCACTGTCACATCTACAAGAAATGCAAGAAGAACAACAAGAAGAATATGAAGCTCAGTATGCTTAAATAAAATTGCAAGAGTTTATATTTTTGATTGGGCAAACATCTTTACTGGCTCAGGAATAATTAAATTCATATCCTTTGTTAGAAATGAGACGTTCTAAGAAAATCCAAACTCGTAGGGGGCGTAAATCCCGATCCGTATACAGACGTCGTGTACAAAAGACAAGACGTGTTAAGAGCACATATCGTAAACGACAACGCGGTGGGTTGTCTATAAATGCACATAATGCTCAAAATAATAACGCAGCCAATGAAAATGTAAATTTAGGCTTAATTCAAGATTTATATTCTGCTATTGATGATGTTGAAAATGCAGAAGAGCGTGTGAATATTCTGAAAGCCGTTGGTGGTTGGCTCTATGCTATATTTTATATAGGTAAACCCGAAATAAGCCCCGGTAATACAAAAGAGGGCATGATTATGTCTTTTTTATTTGAAGCCGAGCATGATTGGGGATATGAATTAGACAGACAAACCGACGATTTCAATGCGGTTATAGATGAATTATACAAACTTTATAGTACAATTCTAACATATGAAGAAGAAGAAAATATTGCAGCAGTGAATCAATTGCGAGAAATGCATCAACAATATCAAGATGAATATGAAGCACAATATATACAATAATAAAATTGCAACGCGCGCATTTTGTATCAATAGGTACATCATACAAAATGCAAGAGTTTACAGATGAAGATAATCCTCAAAAGGGACAACCGCTATTCCTGGGGATTCTAGGATCCCGCGCAGATGGCACGCAAGACAAGTACCTTTATGATCTTCTAGGACCTATGCTTCAAGAACTTGGTCGCATTCCAGATAAGATTATTCTTCCATCAGAAGGTATTTCAAGTATTTATATTTCCGATTGGGCAGAATCATTGAAGATTCCAAATCAAATGTACGAGGCAGATTGGAGACAGCATCAACGTCGTGCAAAAATCTTTAGAGATTCCCGAATTCAAAATGAAGCCACACACTTTCTAGTGTTTCTCAATAAACGCAGTGAGTTTAATGAGAAAATGGCAATTCGTCTAGCCCGGAAGGGTCATACGGTCTTTACTGTCGGGTATAGTGATTGGTCACTAGAGCAGCTTATTGTTGAGCAGCCGCGCCTTTCTTCACAGTCACAACCTCTTCACCCAGCAAAGCGCGGGAGCAAACGAGGTACTGGAAAAGAGCCAGAACGCCCGCAATTGACGCTGTTAAAATACCTTGAAACCCAAGACCAACAGACAGACCCCTGGGTAACTTGTACGCAAACAGAATGCCAATAGTGCCCACAACTGCTAGGACAGCTAAAATGGCATAGACTACAAAGATGTAGTAGTACGTGGTGCAAACAGTGTTGCTGCTGATTTTCTTGGTCCACTGGGGTTCCATGATTTCTACAGTAGGTTGCGGTTTTTTTTACAGGACCTGAATAGAAGAATGGCAAAGTCTCGTCGCAATAGACGTTCTATGAAACGCCGTGGATCTCGCAGAATGCGCGGCGGTCAAGCCCCCGTAAATTATTCCAATCCTGGACCTATGAATCTGAACCTTAACCAAGGACAACAATTCCTAAAGATGCATGAAAACCAGCACGGTGGTTCTTTGAACACTAGTGGCGCCTACCCGGGCGTTGTTACCCAAGCCTCAGTGCTACCCGGTGAGCTTGTAGCGAGTGCCAAGCTAGCTCCCCTGAATGCGTCATTTGATTACATCAAACAGTTTGGTCCCAGTTCCGACAATCCCAATCTGCGCGGAGGTAAGCGCCGCCGCCGCGGTAGCAAGAAGAGCCGTAAAAGCCGTAAAAGCCGCAAGGGGCGTAAACAACGCGGTGGCGTCCTTGTGCGTTGGGGCGGTGGATCCCGTCGTCGCCGCGGTAGCCGCAAGAGCCGCAAAAGCCGCAAGGGTTCCCGCAAATACCGCGGCGGGGCTTATGCTGAAATGCGCTTCCCCATGCCTGTTGGCGAGGAAGGGAAGATGTTAATTCCCGCTTCTCTGGAAGCTCAAGCCGGACTTAATAAGGAATGGAGCATAATAAAAGATCCCATGGCATTTGCTCCTAAGATGTAAATACCTATTTAATACCGTTATAGAAAACTATAATATATTAAATATACGTTCCATCATAAACACCAACACTGTTTCCCTCATAGTGTAAAGTTTGTCGGCGTTTACGCGTATATCGCCCACCTTGCATAGGATTTTGCACTTGTTTCATAGAAAATCCTTGCGGTTTTGTGACTGTTTCTGCAGGTATAAACCACATACTATTGTACCATTCTATATTTAAGAGTCTCACATACATGTGTATCCAATCACATACTTCTTCACAATACTTGGATCCATACTGCTTTCTCAATTGTTCAAAAAAATCTTTAGGAGTTGTTGATGCTACATAAATATCCCTGTATTTTTCTAGACGAGGAAGGCGATTTACTTGTAAATTATAATCGTCCAGAGGTTTGTCAAGTACCGCTAAAGAGGTTTCATATGCACTTTTCACACTATCTGGGAGAGTTGCATGAAAAAGGCGTTCATACCATGTCATGCCATACTTTAATATATAATCAGATGCAAGATTCATTTTCTTTAAAGTACTCCCCTGTATACATTCAATATGGCTATCATCCAGGAATTTAATTTTTTGTAGAGTTGGAAAGAATGTAACAAGGACCCAGAGCGCAATAGATAGTAACTTTGCTGTGCCACCCCCTTTTTCCAATGGACCGTCTTTTATACATTGTGCATCATATTCAACTCTATCCAAATATGCTTCAACTGGATTTGCACCAATAACAGAAATAGTTATGCAGTATCTTGATTTACCTCCAAAATGGAATGTATACCACAAATTGCCAGATTGACCACCGCCAGTTAATTTACAATAAAAGTTCTTATTGTATGCCGATACCAGTAAGTATTTATGTCGGAGCACTCGATTTGTATCCCTGTCCATTGTTAGGACCCTCTAATAAGACAATGGTTTCGCTATAAAGGTTTGCCCTTGCGTAGCCGCAGAATCAATCGTATCTTTAAAGAGACTTTGTAACATCCCTTTAGAGTTTTCTAGAATTTCTCTCTCCTCTTTTGATGCAATAACAGTAAGCATGAGAATAGCGTCTCCGTATCCGTCGCCAATTGTGCGCGGCATTCCAAGACCCTCTATGCAAATATCTTGACGATTCTGTACACCAGGAGGGATTTCAATATATACACCATTTTCATGTGCAGGATGTCCGTCAATGCGCACCACTTTTCCACAAAGGGCTTCGCCCAGATTCAAACGAACTCTATGTTTGAGCATGTCACCATGGCGCTCCCATCCATGATCTTCATCTGCACCCACAAGTTCTACAAGCACATCGCCAGGGTCTGTAAATTCCTCAACATGGCTGCTTTCTCCTGCAAATGTAATTACATCTCCAGGATTCATACCCTTTTGAATAATGAGCTCAAGTGTCTTTGTTTGTTTTGTAAACTTGGCTCCATTACAAGGCTTGCACGCGTCACCTTTTGTTTTTCCAGAACCATTGCAAGACAAACAGGGACCTTGTTGGTGCATGAGCATTGGACCCATCTGTATAACTTTTGTCATGGTACCTGATCCGCGACATTCGGCGCATGATTTTGTATTTATAGATCCCTCTCCGTTGCAACCTGCACAAAAGCGCTGACGTTCTAGATGAATATGGAGCGTACGACCATAATAAAAATCCTTTAGTGTGAGTGGTATTTGTGTTTTTCTAGGCGGGGCTTTACCTGCGCGACGCCCCTTTGGTCCGCCACCACGCTGCCCCCCACCAAACATGCCAAAGAGGTCATTCATATTAAAATTAAAGGGCATCCCCATACCAAATGGCATTCCACCTCCTCCCCCACCGCTGCCACCGTCATTTTGACCAGGAATCTGCCCCGTCTGATCATAATAGGCTCTTGCTTGATCATCGCTCAAGACCTCGTTTGCAATGCTGATTTCTTGGAACCGTTTGGTAGCCTCTTCACGTTTTTCAGGAGCAACCTTGTCAGGATGCCATGTCCGACTTAGTTTCAGATATTGTTTACGAATCTCGGATGCATCCGCCCCCTTTTCGAGTTCCAATACTTTGTAAAGATCCAAGGGCATCTATTTCGTTAAGTAAAATGCGTTTAGATGGATGCATTCATAAGAACGTATAACAGAATAGAAATGTCCGAACCCGAGTCCGAGCAAATATACGAATGTCCAATGCATAAGATACACCATAACGGCAAAAAGCGAGAAACATTTCAGCAAGATCTTCACGCAGCCCTTTTGAGTGCATCTATGTATACATCAATGATGTTGTATAAACGCGTAAATAGCCTTTGCCACTGTCCCGCTAATTATGCAGAATTTGACGCCATAGTGTCAGCTAACACCGAACATAAAGGCTCCAACCAAACAACAATATAAGAGCTTTGGATATGCAGACTAAGATACTTGCTCAAGAGGATGCAGTGCAGATTTGTGAGCAAGCTATAAAACGCCCCATTCATCTTTTTTTCTACGGGTTTAACGGTCTTGGAAAGACAACGTTAGCCTTTGACTTTTTTGACAGTTATGCAAGGGCGCATGGAATTCAGCCAAGAGACCCCGATTATTTTCTATTTTTAACAGCTGATCAAGATCGTGGAATTCACACGGTTCGTGCAAAATTGGCAGATTTTGTAAAGGGCAGTGCAAAAAAACGCGGCATTACGCGATGGGTATTGATTGACGATGCGGATACATTACCAGAAGTGAGCCAACAGGCTCTACGTCGTCCAATGGAACAATATGCACACCTGACTTGTTTTTTGTTCATTGCAAATTCCAGCGAGTGTTTGATTCATGCGTTACAAAGTCGCTGTCAACCTGTTCGATTTATACCCGTGCCTATTATGATCTATATGGATGAACTGCTCAAACGTCTAGAGTATAAGATTGAAGATCCAAATGTTCGAAATTGGCTAGGCGCGGTATCTCTTTCCAGCGTAGCTGAATTTAATCGAATGGCGGAAACATTAAAATGGATTGCTCCTACTTCTCCAACACTCCAAGATGCAAAAGATATTTACAGCACACACGACTATGACAAGATTATTCCTCTTGTTCGAGCACTTACAAATCTAGATCACACGAATATGTACGAATATATTGGAAAGCTTTGGCAAAATGGAATGAGTTTTGAAGATATTTTACACGGTGTTCAACAGACTGCCGATATCTATTTTGTTCTAAATGCAGATGCACAGGAGCGATTGTATAGATTTCTTGTAACAGGGTGGTCATATCATGCACAGAGCCGTTGTAGTTTTTTAGATCTCCTGTGTTGTTGCCAAGATGCTGAATTATTTACTTAAGCTATGATAGATTAGGTAGATAGGATGCGGAGATTATTTCGCAAGACTCCATCATGGACATTGGTATTGGAGATTCTGTCCATGATGCAAGTCCCTATGGAGTTGCCGTGCACGTTTGAAAAGGGGTCATTGTATTTAGAAAATTCAGCGGAGGCTGCTTATATATTAGAACCCTATTATTTACCTTGTAAAGTGAAACAGTTTTTAGAGTACACTGATGAACGGCGCTGGATTACCATTTTTCGACACATTTTATACCCTTACGGATGGGAAATTGTCTCGAAAGAAATTACAAAAGATAAAAAGAAGACAACTTTATATACAATTCAACGAAATGCAAATGAAGTTGTTGAGAAAATAGATGTAGATTTTACATAATCAGTTTAGCTTAGCCCAGCAGATCTAAATAGGTGTGTAACGGCTAAATCAGACTCTAGAATCTGGTCTTCAGACATGCGTAAGAACCAGCCAAAGGCACGGCGTTCAACAAGCTCGGGCCAAGGAAAGGGTACATAGACAGTTTCGGGATGAATGGTGAAGGGTAATACACCATCCGTTCCAGCAGCCAACAAGTCTTCTAGTTCAATTTTGCGCCCATTAGATTTGCGTGTAAGTTCTGCATTAGGCATTATAATAACATCCTGTTTTCCGGTTCCAGCAAAGAGAATATCCCAATTCTTATCGTTACGAATTTCCTTTCCAGTAGATTGGCGTTCAATGCGTTCATAAAGCATGCGTTGCCATTGAACAAAGAAGGGGTGGTGTGCTGCTGGAGACCAGAGGGCATGTTGATTGGGCAAGAAGGTTCCGTTGGATCCAGCATAGGTTTCCAATGGGTCGGATCCAAATAAAACAACTTTATCTTTGGGAAGTTCAGGGAAAGGGCGAAGAACAATAGAGGCAGGTCCCATCCATAATCCGCCGAATTTTTCCAAGAAAGCCACCTTCAAATATGTCATTTCTGCATCGCGCAGAGGCAGACGTTTATTGCGCATTGGCTCGGGTAGAGATCCTAGACGGCGCTCTGCGTCTTGAATTCCGCCGATGACTTCCACGTGGTATTGTTTACCACATGCTGCGACGATCGTTTGGTAGCATAGGTTTAAAAAGGGCAGGTTCAAAACACGGCTGCTTCGTGCTCCAAAGTCAGACCACCAACGGCTATTTACATCTGAATCATCAACGTATATCCATACAGTAGGAGTTTGAAGACCGCGTTCTAGAAGTTTATCGTCAAAATATGTATTGCGTTGTTTTAGACCCATATAGGCGGCGGCTGCTACAGCCGCCACGAGTATAGTGACGGGGACAAGTACAGAGCGGGTGTCCATCTAGATAGTTACTATAAAGTTTATCTTTGTATCTTTCTAGTTTTTTTGACCTTTCTAGCCTTTCTAGTCTTTCTAGATATCTTGTGTCTAGAACCGCCTTTTTTACTTGTTATATGGGCTTGGATAATGTTTTTATTTGTATTTGATAAATTTGCACTGTTGGTATTTTTTATATATTCAAAACTAACAAGATCTTCGAGTGTATCTACAAATTCAATTTCATCTGCAGGTATTTTATCTATTTTTTCAAGAATTTGTTCTACAGAGAGTTTTTCTATTTTAGGCTGAGCTTTAGGAGGAACTTTAGGCGGAGCTTTAGTGGAATACCACGCCTCGTATTGTGTTATACCATCATAATCTTCTATTTGATGAAATCCTTCACTTGTTAGATCTTTATCTGCATAAAAATACCCGTTTCTATCGACTATAATTTCAGATTCTACATATCCTGTCTTTTTAAGACCAGCTGTTTTAATTATATCATCAACGTAAATAACGCGTATTCCGGGTAGAATATGAAGTTTGAAAAGGCAGCATGTTGTGCGATCAGCTATATGCTGTCGTTTTACTTTTGTTACATCATCCGAGGTTGAAAACCATGAATATGAAAATATTTTAGGTGCGTCTGGACTGTGTCCGCGATACACTATGATTTCGGATTTCAAAGGTACAGATGCATTTAATAAATTTTGTACGCGCCGTTCTATAGTTAATGCATTTCCTTCCAATTTATTTGACCGCGTACTTTCAGTCACCCAGTGTCGTAATGCTTTTGAATTTTGTTCAAAGTTCATCTACATGATGCATATTTTATTTTTCTGTAATGACCAATTGTTTCATCCGCTCAAAATAATCTCTTGCAGTCACTTGCTCTTGAGCCGCTCGTATACGTCGTTGCTCTTCTCTTAGTTTTTGTTGAGCTTGATAGGCTTCTAATTGCGCCATTTCAGCTGCATTATATGCATCTGGAGCTCGCTCTCGCTGGGCTTTGTATGTGTTAAAATCGCGCGCATCAGCACGGACACCTTGGATTTGATTTGAAACTGTATTTTCAGTTGTATACGCTGCTCGCAAATCTGTAAATTGTTGCTTGGAATTTGGAGCAGCTGTATAATCATTGGGTCTATCGCGCCCCAACTCGACCCCCATCCCAACTGCCAATGTTAATTCTTGTGGGTGATAGGTCGTAAGTGCGCTTGATCCATTACGACCACCGCGCGATTCTTCTTCAAACATGCGATTAAAGACTTCGCGATTAAAATCTTTGCTAAACGCTTTTGCGCCCTTTATTTTTGCACTGCTCTTATCATCACCGCCTTTCAACCAATCCCCATATCCATCTTCGTCGGGATCGGGAATGCGTGTTTGCTCAAACATTTCATTAAATACTTTCATATTTAAATTATTTGGATTTAGTTTGACAGGTTCTGCTGGCATTTGCCAATCCTTAGCCGCAGTTTGTCGCCGTTCATTCAAAGTATCCAATCCTGGAACTGTTTCATTGGCACCACCACCTTTTGTCTGCGTCCCTTTAACAAGTCGTAAAATATCCATCAAGTAGGCATATGCACGTGTTACAGCATCAAAGGCTGCTTCTGAGCCACCAGGCTTATCAGGATGCGCTTTAATTACCGCTTTTTTATATGCGGCTTTGAGATTCTCCTCAGTTAATGCAACCTCATCTTGTATGCCAAGAACTTTCAAACAAGCGCTAAAAAATCCTAGCGCCTTTTCACTTCGCTTTGGTTTTGCAACTTCTTGATACGCATCACGTTTTGGTTGAACTGTTGGAATCATTTGTTGGCTGGGTTTACTCGGTGTTTGAAATGCTTGGGGATGATAGGCGAGTTGTTGCGGTGTTTGTAAGGGTTGTCGATTTTGTATTTGTGGCGGTGAAAGAACATTCCCTTGACTGACTTCACCAGGAAGTGGAGGCGGCAACCCGCCATGTCGGACTGCGGCTGAATACTGCAAAACCGCACCATAAACACCTGCAAGTTTAGCCGTATTGACGAGCATAGGATCTCCAAGACATGTATCGAGCATTTGTAGACGAGTCTGATGATTTTGAATGGCTATAATTTTTTTATAAATTCCCACATGGCGTGGATCTAATTGACTTTGTATTTGACCCATGGGGTATGTATCCTGTATATTTATTGTTTTTGATTGGACATGAGTTGACGCAGCCTTTCTGGCATAAAAAGAGGAATTTCAGCCTCACATTCCCAAATTTGTTTATGTCCAGCTGTAAATAAAGAAAAGGAACTCGGCCAAAACTGCGGTGCAAGACGGGGAATAGTTTGCAACCCCTTATTTCGAATCAACCACCAGCTTTGAAGAGGCAAGACGAGTGTAAGTTGTTCTTGTGGCTGTACAAGAATGTCTATTCCTAGAACAGTCTTTGGAAATCCAGCACTAGTCTCTATGAGCGCATTTGTATATGTATAGAGGTCTTTCCATAGAGGGGGCAAAAACCAAGGAAAACACCACTCAGGATCTGGTAGATTCCCCGTATAATAATGCAAAATCCAGTCAAGACCTTTTAGATACTCGTGACATATACGATCTGTCTGCGTTGTACCCAGCCATCTCTCAGAATAGATTGCACTCCACGTATCTTTTAATGGGGCAGCCGTCTTTCCATCTCCTCCTTTGCGTATGGAGGATACAAGTGCCATTTCTTCACAAATGCGCAGTGGCGTCTTATTCCACTCATCAATAGCTTCTTCGAGAGCAGTTGTCCCTCGTGCAGGCTGATGGCGCTGTCCAATCTTCTGACTGCAATGCCGCTGAACAAGATCAACTTCACGATCTGCGAGCCATTTGAAACATTCAAGGAGTGCAATAGGGTTCCATTGACCCTTTACAATAAGAGGTCCTACTTTTGAACGAACATCACGAAGAAGCTGTTGAAAAAGGGGATAGCCGCCATCCTTGAGTTTTAGTGTCATTCCGTGAGGTAAAAAATCATTTCCTAGAAAGGACATTGCCATGCAATAATCAAGTAGATACTCCTTGTCTTGTCCTTTTGTTAAAACTTCCTTGAGTTTATGAATACTAAAATATCTATATTCTTCTTCATTATCAATATATTGCACTTCTCCACATTCAACCGCTTCACGAAATAGCCATAATTCATCAATAGGTTGTAGGAGAGACAGAAGGATTAAATCTGCATCAAGCCCATATACAACATGGCTTTTCAGCATATGTGCAGGACAAGAACGAATACCCCGCATGGCTTTATGCTCGCCCTCACCAGAATCTTCAGCTGTGCTCACAATCCATTGAAGAGTGTCTGAATTAGATTTGCATACTCTAAGCGCATTTCCGAGACGCTCCATGAATGCGGTTCCAGGTGTAATTGCATTTGTGTCCCACCGCGGCTTTCCAGCTTCCGACTTGCCAATGCGCACCTCTTCAGCCGCAGTCCAGTGACTTTTAAATCGGCGAAGCCGTTGTTGCCGCATTTTTGCCATAGGGACTACACCGTCAACGCCAATAAACACTTGTTCAGTGGGATCAACGAGGCTCACTATTTTTTTAAGATATTTACAAACCTCTTGAATGAGATGATTCTCCCATTCAAGACGGGTTTCTTCGCCTTCATACAGCCGTGCACCAGGTCTACGGAGACAGTGGTACACCATACAATTGAAATCTATCCATAAATGGGTTGGCTGTTTGCCTTTGCGCACCTTGGACAATAAGCCCGGTATGCTGTCGCATAATTTTTTATAATACGAAGGAATACCCATACCTCAAACAGGAAGGAGGCTCTCTATGAGTTCATATCTAAAAGCTCTTAGGTATGTCGGCACGGACGTGTTATCTCCCGCATTTCATGATATTTTACGTTCAGCCCCAGATGCACTCTTTTTAGGGACGAGTATTCTGGGACTTTTGACACAAAACTATGCACTTGGCGTGTTTGTTCTTGCAATGGCTGAATTTGGAATTGCGCACCGTGTTCTTGCTGGAATTATAGGGTCCGTACAAGGCAATGCAAAGTCGGTTAAACCTGAAATTTGCAGCGCTGGAATTCCCAGCCCCTATCAGATTTCAGCTGTTGGACAAATTTTAGGAGAATACAGTTTTCCTAGTGGCGCTGTATTTTTCCTTTCCGCTGTAATTAGCTATACGCTTTCCAGCACGCTGAATTTTGAAAAGGAGCTGGAAGAGCTTGGCAAACAGGAAGCAGAGTGGAAAACGCGTCTCCCTCTTAGTATAGTTTTCAGCTGTTTATTTATAGCCCTTGTTGCTATTTATAGGGTCTATTATTCTTGTGATTCTGTATTCGTTGTCTTGGGATCCTTACTTATGGGAGGGCTGGCTGGATTCCTAGTTTACCTCTTGCACGTCTATCTTTTTGGTAGAGATTCTGTAAACTTCTTAGGGCTCCCATTGTTGGCTGACCGCGCTGCAAATGGAAAACCGCTCTATGTGTGCGCAAAACAAAACAAATAATTAGGAGATGGCATATACATTATTTGGACATGGTTCAGAATCTTTAAAAAAAGAGTTTATTGTTCCCGAAGGTTGTCATATTTTTGTAAAAGCATTGCCCGACCAACCCATAACTCATACATATTTTAAATCATTAATGCTTAATTTATTAGCACCTGTACCAGGATCATTTCGCTCAATAACACAGTATACATCAGGACAAACATGTCCCAATTTTGTGTATTCTTTGGGTCCTGAATATATGAAACCCCATATATTAACCCCATTTTTTAATGCATATACAAAAGCAATACATGTTACAGAGTTTGATTTATGGATAGATACAACATTAGGTGTTATACCTGTACCTTTGGATACAAGCAAGAATCCAATTCAATCTGTATTTAAATCTTTGCATCCTAGCAAATTAAAAATAAAAGAATTAAATGATTATTTATATGCCAATAGTGTATTTCCAACAAGAGAATATGTGCATGAAATATTTGAATCTATATGGGGTTCAGATATATATGATCAGCTCGAATATTATGATTTTTTAAAAGCAGATAATAAAGAGGCTAATATTCAAAAGTTAATGGAGTGTAATAAACATTTTGAAATAACTCAAGAAGAATTATGTAAAAGGTTTCCAGGTACATATTATAATTTTATTTGTAGAACACTACGTATAAAAAAAAGTATTCGATATTGGATTCAAAATAAGAATCAATGGATTCAAAATCCAAATATTCCAAGTTATAGTACAGCTCCTAACAATGTAAAACGAGTTATTAGAAAAGTAATAGGGGAGACAGAATTAAAACGCAAATATACTTCACGAAATACATATCAACGTGCAAGATTAAAAACAAGAAAAGCCCGCGATGCTAAACATGAATCAAATCTATAAGTGTATCAGAGAGAGACGGTTCTATGCAGAACTGGTTTGGTGACCTCATTTGTTCCACAAGACAATTTTTGGATCAAGGATTTCGGAGTCTTCCGACGATTTTAGCGGGGGCTGTGCTTATTCTAGGTCTTTTACAGGGGAATTTAAACTTTATATTTTTCTTTGTTGGTCTTTTCCTTGTTGCGCCCCTCGGTGCTCTTCTAGCCAACGGTGCATTTGAATTTCTAGCGGTCAATATTCCCGCTTTGCTTCCAGAATGGATTGGTTCCTTTGTTCGTATTCCAGAAGAATTATGGATGGTCCCGCAAGGAGCTGCAGAACAGTGTTCCATGTTTACACCTTTTCCTAGTTCAGGAGTTCCTGGTGCAATCAATGCAGTCCCTAGTTATTGGATGACAATAATGGCATTCTTTTTCTTTTATTTATTTGCAAATGCATACTCATTATACACAAGACAGTCTGATAGTAAAGCAGCTCCTGAAGCAGTCCAAGCGCGCCAACAGCAGGCTATTGTGGGTATGACGATGATTAGTATTTTAGGGGCAACTGTGACTATTATGAGATATGCCCGCACAGGATGTGAAACTGGTCTTGGAATACTTGCAAGTCTGGTTGTAGGAGGTCTTCTAGGAACTGGCTGGCATTCCTTCATGCAAAGCTGTGGAATGGGTCGCCTCAATGACATCTTTGGAATTACCAACAGAATTTTACCAATGCAAAGTTATGAAGAGGATACTCCAGTAACCTGTGTGCCTACTAAAGAATAGCCCCCCGCGCCCCGTAAAATTGACGACCCCCCTTCTTCTTGGTTGTGGTACAGACAAGAAGAAAGATGAATACCTATGCTCATTGTACCATCCGTTGCATCCGCAGTGTGAAGGATACTAACAATGATGATCTGATTACGATTAAACCTTACATTGTCTGTGATTCCAGTACGGGTGCTCAACTCCAGTATGCTGTAAATCATGAAGCAGGACACGAATCTTCTCCGAATGGCACCGTGCATAAAAGTCTAAGCAGCATGAGCGCGAGTACCCTGTATGGCTATATTGACACCCTGTTTGATCTCCTTTATTATGATGAGGACCCCTTTGATACGATTCAAGTAGACATTCCTGGATTTCCTTCTATTCTGATTCGAACCTCTAATCTTGATCTTGTGCGCGAACGCATCCTATGTCATCTGAAGGATATTACCCAGTCTCCTAATTCTTGGCCTCTGAATACCTCTACTAGAGTTTCTGTAAGGTCTATTTCAGTGTCTGAATCTGATCTTGAATCCGAAGTTGAAGTGAAAGTTGAAACCAAGTCGAAACACAGACACGAGTCCAAATCCAAGAAGAAGAGTAAGCACAAGAAAGGGTGCTGCACGGAAAGGTTCTGCCCCCCTCGCCAGGAAGGGGCTCGTCAACATCTCTTCTTTGATGAAGATGACAGCATTCGAGAGTTTCATTACGATTTCTAGATTCCATAGAGTATCCGAAGGCGTGCGAGTTGTAATTTCCAGCGATTTGTATCTTCTGGCTTGAGCTGTAATCTTGTATGCGCCAATTGAAACATTCCAACAAGCTCATCCACTCTTTTTTGCATTGACTGTTTTGGATACAGTGTTGGCAAATCTCCCAATAAGGGGTTGGGTTTTGCATTCATTTCATTCACACGTCCATGACATTCCCATAACCAAGTTCGTAACCATGTTCTGCGCGCCTCCCCTTGTAAAACGCGCAAATTCCCCAGGGGTTTTAGTTTATGAAATTCTAAAAAATGTTGTTTGCAAAGGGCGCACGGCATAACAAACGCTTGTGCGCGCAAGAGCATTGACCATGCATCCGCCTCGTCATTTGATTGAATGAGCGTTGTTTGTTTACCAGCACATTCCGCCATTGTGTGCAAAAGTGTCCAAAATCGTGGACCCCACGCTTCACGCGTCAGCCCTATTTGGTTCACCTCTTTAGCCATTTCTTAGTATCCAGTCAATAAAATTGAACGAATCTCTTTCACGCAGAGAAAGTACGCCAGCATGTCTATTGTACTTCCACAGACACTTCTTGCGTCGCTTACAGCCTCGTTTGAAGCTGAAGGGAGGCGGCTTGCAAAAGATGTAGCCAAGATTCTTCGCGTACCTGAAAAGGAGGTTTTACAACTTGTAAAGCAACTGCCAAAAGTCCAATTCAAGGTGCACAACGATTCGGAAAGTGTACACTCCTGTCCGGTTCTAATGGAAGAACCTGGACTTGTGAAACGGTGTCGCAATCCGTGTATTTTGGGAACAAGTAGGTGCATTCATCATCAACCAAATGAGGTTTTGACAGTGCCAGATACTCTAAAGCCTCTTACTCGCATCAAAGGACACCCATATTGGTGTGATGAAGAAACAAAGCATGTGTATGATGCAGCAGGGACACATGTTGGAGAACTGAATGAGGACAATCAACTGGAGCTATATGTATATGAAGAGTAGATTTATTGCGTACACGTACATAAAGTATATTTACAATTTAGTGTAGATTATGCATGTGGAGACATCCAACCCAGGGACCTTTCACCCAGGACATATTTCAACTCTTAAAACAAAAATAAACACAAATACAAATCGCAAACCTAGGCGTAAAGCAAAACGCTGTCTGGCAAAGACGAAACAGCCCCCCATTAAACTTAATAGACTGCTTCCGCTCGAGTCTGTTGAAGAGCCTTATCAAGTCGGGTTTCTAATGCAGCATTTTTCTATTTTAAATGCATTCAAGACCCCATCCGACAATCAAATTGTTATTACTCTTTATGAATCATCGCCCGTGCTGCAGTCAAGCGTTTTAAAGTTAAAAGATATGCTTCAACGCAGGAATATATGGTTTTTTCGAAATCAGGTGTTAAGAACCGCATTCAAGCGCCTAGCACAGATTTGGCTCTATAAAAAATACAGGGCGCGCCATTTGAATTCAGTAGACGTGGCTACATTGGAAGAACCCAAAAAGCCAGTGTATGTGTATGATACAAAAGCAAAAGGCGTATATATGTTTGAAGCCGCGACGCTGCGACGATCGATCAATGCAGAGCTGTCCTTTACCGATTGGCTATTTCCTGATCCACAGCCACCGCGAAATGCATGGACAAATTGTCCATTTACGATTCCACAACTTTTGACGATTCGAAAATCTCTTTATATATATGAAATGTGTAGTGTATTTTTGGAGAGCTACAAGCAAGCAAAATGGGATCGTTTACAGTATTTAGAAACGTACAAGATCCCTATTAAGCTCGCTGGCTTGCAGAATATGTTACGGAACAAAACATCGGATGAATATATTGTATTGTTAGGTGAATTTATTGAAGATGAGTTTGAATATCACGACATTGAATATGTCTCTACACTTACGATTCTAAAATGGGCAGTTGTGCATTGTAGCTCCGACCCCTATATACTACAATGGACCCGTACATTTGAAGATTATAATCGTATTTGTATCATAAATAGCTCACGTGTATTAGATCGTGGAGATGCCTTATTTGATAGTGTTCACGTAGATAGTTATACTCTTTTACGCAAAAATAGGGAAATTGCAAGATTGGGTCGTCAGAGGCTTTGTGCGGCGGTGCGATAACTATGATTAGTAAAAATAGAATGAATGGGGTTGCAATGTTCCAAATCTGTGCGAAAATGTATTGTTAATTTTTTTGCACGCAGAATCCAGGAACTCTTTTCTTGGATCATGAATTCAGCGCCAGCACATGAAATTCTTCCAGGGTTGTGGTTGGGAAACAGGGGTGCATCGCAGGATGCAGATTTTTTACAGGGCCAACAAATTACAGCGATATTTAACTGCACAAAGGATATTCCGTTTCGACAGGGTGTTCATCCCCAGATGCATCAATACAGAGTGCCCTTGGACGATAATTTAGAAGCAGATGAGATCCGAAATTTGGAACATTGGGCGTGGGAAGTTGCCTACAAAATCGCAAAGGAACGGACTGCTGGAAACAAAATTCTAGTACACTGCCATGCAGGGATGCAGCGTTCTGCAGCATGCGTCGCAATCTATTTGATCGCCACCTATCGCTGCACAACAGATGAAGCGGTTCGATTTATTAAAGCCCGCCGTCCCGTCGCTTTTTATGGCAATGTAAACTTTTACAGAGGCATAAAAGGGTTTGAGGATGGATTCCGACGCATGATTTCTGAAAAGGACGCGTATGCACTGTATCCGAAGATTCCATTGCCAATTGATCAAATTAGCGGTACTTGAGTTTATTACGTTCTAAGAAATATAGATAAAAGATCATTTATTATTTTCTATGTTTAGAATATAGTAACTGTATGACATCTATTGCAGGTTCATTTGCCAAGCGTCAATAGGGGTTGACCAGATTTATCAAACCCGAGAGCCCCTGTTATGATGATTCTGGTGTAAATAGGCTATTTCCTTTTGTATATATCAATGGTATGCTAGATATTACTTATGAAGGCAATGACTTTAAAGCCACAATGGTGGATACAACTGGTGTTTCTCCCAATAATGAAACAGATACAATGGTATTTATTATGGGAGGACCTCGTTTAGTTACATCTCTTGGTGAAAACTTTAAAGCCTATATTCGTGCATGGTTTAATGGTACTATCGATGCAGGTTCTCCAATTGAGTTGTACCAGCCATCTCAAGTTATGCGCGTTCAAGAGGCTGATGTGAACAATATTACAGCAAATAGTTCAGAATCTTATGTTATAAGTGAAGTACCTCCTGTAAGCGACTTTTATACGGCGGGCGCACCTCTAACCAATTATTATACAACATTTGTATTTAAGGTACCATTGACATTTACAATTGTCGAAAGCGGTGTAACTAAATACATAACATTCCGCACCGTGTTGGACCAAGAATAAACTTATGAGTATTTTGGAACACCCGTTTGAAATTCTACAAATCCATCCAACTTGAAACTAGGCGCGGTCGCTGAATTAATTCCAGCCCAAGGATCGACCCCTCCACAGGCACTCTGTGCATCGCCACTATATCCTGTTCCATATAAATGTAAGAGGATATTTTTATTTTGCACTAGATTATAACTAATGGGACTGTGTGTGAGAAGAAGAGTTGGTTTAGATTTTCGCATAGCGTGTTGAAGGAGCCAATTTACTTCTTCTACTTGAAGATTAAAAATGTGCTTCATATCTACTTTTTCCTTGGTTCCGTACGATGTCCAATCGTAGATGCAATTTTCAAATCCAGCTGAAAATCCTAGATGCCATGCGGGTGTTGCAAGAATGTTTACATTTGCGAGGGGTTCGTGATACTTTTGGCAAAAGATGGTTTTTCGTAGATTGGATTCTTGGAGAAAAACGTAGGTTGAATCCGCTCGTTGACGCCACGTCTGTGAAAGAGAGCTATATTCCAAGGGACCAGGAATCCAAAAAATACGCTGGAATTTAGATTCTGCCCAACTCAAGAATTCTCTCGTTTCAGGACATCCGGATCGCCCAATATTTCCCAATAGAGCTAAAACAGGGGCATTTGGCTGGATTTGTTTCGCTGGATTTTGAAAGGCTCTAGATGTTCCCAGAAAAAGGTTGCTAAGATATTGAATTCTAAAGGTATGCATTCTTTCTACATTCAGCTGGATTTATTTAAGCGCCATAGAATAAGAATGGCGCCGACCCGTAAAACGAGGCGGAATAACCGCAGACAAAATAGACCCTCATCTAAAATTCAGCACCATCATATGCTCTTGCGTTTGGAATTACAGCGGTGTCCAACCAAACATGACAAGGAAAAAGTCAGTCGCATGATTCAGCATATTATTCAGGACATTAATATGAAAAGTCTAGCAACCCCACATGTATATTATGTAGAATATCCAAAATATAACGAGGGTTTAACAGGAATTGCGCCAATTGAAACGAGTCACATTGCGTTTCATTTTTGGACACGACCCGACCCTAAAATCCTTCACACTGCAAAAAGCAATTGTTTGCTGGAATTTGATATTTATACATGCGGTTCCTTATCCCAAAGAAACGTAGGGCATGTTCTGCATCATTTAACACAATATGCACCTACCTATGCGGATATAACAATCCTCAATCGGAATACAGGTTTAACTATTGAACGCCATATGCATTGGAATTCAGAACAGAGTCAGCTCAGTTGGGCAAATTGGCTGGAAACTCCTGCATTTCATTAATTTATTATATAGTATAGTATAGTATAGATAGATGTCCAATACTAATAATCGAAATAGCTATAGAAATAATAATTATAATAGTGAGGCACAGAATGCAGAAAATGCAGCAGAGTATAACCGCTACTATTCCGTATTTCACAGGCTTCCTAGATCCGCAAGGGAGCGTCGACAAATGAACGAAGAGCTAAATCGAATGGATCGTGCACAAATTGAAGAAAATAGAGCTCAAGAACTTACTGCAGAAGAACGTAATGCAATTCATCAGAGATGGGAAGCCTTTCATGCGGCTGAGGAAGAAAAAGAAAGAAGGTATCGTGAAGAACATCCTGAAGAATATAAATATCCGGATCCAGAACAAGTATGGAAACTTCAATGGCTTCATCGTAAAAACCCCAATTTAGGGGACACATCTATCAAAGAAGAACTTGCGATGGCTCTTGGAAATACACGACGCCTCAAGAGATATGTTCGTTCTCGAGTAAAACAAGGTGTGCCAATAAATCAAGCTCTAAATGAATATACAGAAGGGGGACCAGCTGTAGAAGGTGTAGGAAGAGGACCGAATAGACCCAATGCTGCGCCGCAAGAAAATAGAAAAAACCTTCTTACAGTAAAAAATGCCAAAAAGCTAAATCTTTTGGAGAATTATTATGGTGAATATTATGATCCTACACCTGGCGCATATGAACAGTATAGTAAAAAGAAAGCTAATACTCGAAAGCGCAAATCCCGTAAAAGCCGCAAGTCCCGCAGAACCTAAGTTGACCCATTTGAATATACCGCTAGGGTCCGAGCGCTTGGATCGTTAGCTCCAGGGCTCCATTTGGGCATCCAGAAATACGGAATGCATGTTTCAGCACGCCTATAAAGTCTATCAAATAGAACACGATAATAATAAGCCTCTGCTGTCTTTGGCGTCAGATGCTTAAATACAGCGGCTTTTTGTTCCCATCCCTCGCCAACTTCTGCTAGAGCATGTTCTTGGCAAATCTGATACCAGGATTTCTCCCCAGCCCCGCCACTGACACCATCGCTAAACGCCTCCTTTTTGCGATAGAGAACAGCATCTGGTAACAGGTTTGTACCGGCAAAGGCTCGGCGCAGAATAGACTTTTCAGCATGTTTTCCTTCAATAGGTCTGCGAAGACTTGTCGCCACACTCCTCGCAACAGCCACAAATTGCTTGTCCAAAAACGGCGTGCGCGCCTCTAATCCATGGCTACTGATACTTCTATCGCTGCGCAGTACATCATACATATGAATATCTTCTAAAAGACGCCCAGACTCGGCTTCAAAGGCTTCGTCGCTGGGAGCCCTGTAGAAATAGAGATAGCCACCAAAGACTTCATCAGAGCCATCGCCATTAAAAACGACCTTGCAATCCGTGCGCCGACGAATTTCACGACTTACAAGCCAATTTCCAACAGAGGCGCGCACGCTTGTAATATCAAAACTCTCAATATCGCGAATTACAGCAGGAATAGCATCCAAGAAATCGGCGGGCGTCATGAGAATTTCGTAGTGTTCAGAGCCAATATGGTCTGCAACCATCTGTGCGTACTTTAAATCCTCGGACCCTTTGAACCCAATGCTGAATGTTTTGAGGGGCGGCGCTCCCGCATGATTTAGTTCGCGTTGCACAAGGGCTGCGATGAGGCTGCTATCCAGCCCTCCGCTTAGCAAAGCAGCCACGGGGCGCTGGGTCATCATGCGCTTTTTGACAGCTTCGGTCAATGCATGACGAATTGCCTTTTCAGCAGCCTCATGCGTCGCTAAATCAGGATTCTTGATCCAAGGTACGGTATGATACGGTTCAAATCCAATCCGATTGAGCGTCTTTAAATCATAAGCGGCGTAATGTCCAGGAGGAAACGGCTCGACAGCTACACACTCATTCAAGGGGAGACCTTTGAGCTCGCTGCTAAAGAGGATGCGTTCAACAGGGCGTCTAGTTCCGGATTCGTCTAAAATACACATTTGTGTAGTTGCTTCTACAATAGGCTCGCCGAGCGTATATCCAATAAAGAGGGGACGAATACCATAAGGGTCGCGAGCTACATATGCAATTTGCTCTTGTACATCTACAATTATAATTGAAAACACGCCGTCTAGAGATCTGAAAAACGTGCGCGCATCCGTAGCCGCCGCCAGTTTTGTAAAGAGGTGTCCAATAACTTCACAATCGGATCCACTGGTTGTTTGAATGCCGTGGCGCACAGCAAGATCCCTCCAGTTATAGATTTCTCCATTGCACACCCAGTGCCAACGACCACCAGAGTCTGTCATGGGCTGCATTCCCGCTTCATTGAGCCCGTTAATCGCTAGGCGTGTAAACCCCATTTGAAATTTATCTCCCGCAACAATACGCGCAGCTTCAGGACCGCGATTTGCAATTTGTTTGACCCAGTATTTCACAGCTTCTGGGGGCAGCTCTTTACCAAGAAGAGTCCAAATACCGCACATTTCTAGGTATCAAACCAAACGGCGTTTAGATGGTTATTTGATTCTAGAGTAGAGAAGAGAATGCCGCTAGATCAAAGTGACCGAATCCGAAAGTTGCAAGAAATAAAGATTTTTCAGGGATGGGCAATTCAGCAACAAGTGCAGCAGCCAAACCGCGATGTAAGTAGCTGCCAGGGGTTTGTTTCTTCAACAACGCTTCATAAATTTAATACATATGAATATGCAAATCAAGTTGTACAAGGTCGCCCTTATTTTAGCACGTGCCAAGGATAATACCCGATCAGATCGGTCTAAACCCGCCAAGAAACATAGGCTAGAATGGCATCTGGATCTGGTTCAGGATCAAAACCAGTAAAACCAGTGCAAGAACGTATTTCAGAGAGTATGACTATCTTAAATAAGTTACAGGAGCTGGGCATTCCACCTACAGACCCAGGCTATAAAGAACTAAGTGGGCATTTTAATACGTGGATTAAAGGTGGCGAGGCTTGGGTTGGTCATGTGGATTTTCATCGCTGGAATCGTCGCGCCAAGGTTCTTTTGCCAATTAAGGTTGGAACTGTCGCCAAATGTGACTTCCTTCATTATATTTTTTGAGGATATACAATAGAGTATGCAAGCCCCTGTACAACCGCCGCCCAACTTACCCCTGGATCAAAAACTCTCCTTAGACGAGGTGGGCATATATGGTCGTTACCCGCGTATACAATATAAGCAAACTTTGCGTAAAATTCCACGAACACTGCGTGAAATTCGAAATGCAGACGCCTCTATGGATGCTTTACGAGCACAAAATAACAGTTGGCTAACTGTACCTGTTAAGCAGCTGGAAGCCGTGGAGCGCGTAAATGCACCTGGAATGGGTGGGATTTCGTTCAAGGAAGAATTACAGCAAAAATATGCAGCTCCTAGTCGTATGGAAAAATATGCAGCGGCGACTGGAAAGAATGCAATGAATGTGGCGGAAGAATTTCAAGAGGGCGGTCCAGTAACAGAGGGAACTGGAACTGGGAAGAAATCCTATCCCGTATTTGCACCGTTTGTGGGCGGCAAACATCGCAAGAGTCGCAAGAGCCGTCACACTAAACGCCGCCGCAGTCGTACTAAACGCCGCGCCAGTCGCAAGAGCCGCCGCAATTAATATGCAAACAATAAACTTGCGCGCCCACCAAATATTCGTAAAATGTTATACGTCTCTGCATAGACATAGACCCATAACCTTTGTGCTGTCCCCCCATTTCCAGCGATTCCAATGCGCAGTTCTTTTTTCATAATACGGTTCATATTTGCTTCTCCCATTGGAAGGGTGGGACCGAAATATCCAGATTGAACGCCAAAGGGGATGCAATACATGTACCGATTAATCCATGGCGATTTGCGCTCTTCAAGACTTGGCAGAATACTTCTATACATGGCGCAATTTTCTGTGCTCGTTTTCACAAATTTACCTTCATATGTGAGCTCAATAAATGTAAATGGCTCAGATCCGCGGCTGCTAAATCCAGGGACTAACGGAGCCGCATACGCCGCATTCAAGCCGCTGCAATCAGGCCACCAAGGAGCATACGTTTCGGATGTAGACTCGATGGTTTGTACTTTTGTGCTTAGATCCTTTGTAGCTAAAAAATGGGTATTGTACGCCAATGCATTGTAATTTTGCCCCATGAAATACAAGTGTCGCGTTGGATTTGGAAGTTCCATGGGCACGCGGATGTCTGGAAATCCACGCGTATCTTTAGGATCGATGCGATAGTGCTGGGAAATGGGGATTTGAATATCGCCTAGACGGAAACGATTGGCTTCGGGTTTGTCGATGTAAATATATTCAGCCATTAAATACGTGTCGCCTAAGCTGTAGGTCAGTGGCATTTGAATATCAGGAATCACTTGAAAAGGTCCTGTGCTAGGAACGCGATGTAGTGCAAGGGTGCCATTGGGCACTTCGGTGCCGCCCGTTGCATAGAATGGGCTTCCAACGATAGACCAAAGCGCAGATCCTTCCACTGTAGGAACCACATCGGATGCAGGAACGCGAGAGTCTGTGTAATAGCATCCATTCAGAGGGCGAAATTGTACGCTCACACGAACTTCGTCTACGTGGATTGCGTCGAGTGGCAACGCAGCTCCGAGATCGCCGCGACTAAACCAGAATGGCAAGGGTACAACAACACGCGTGGGAACTATAGTATTGCCAAGGCTCGTTTCTGTAAACCCGTTTTGAATGCGCCCAATCATGGCGTTTCGATTCACCACCTTTTCCAGCGGAGTATCGTATTCGTCGTGCATTTCCAACAAACGAGCATCCAGTGTTTCAATGCGCGATCCCCCAATTTCCAGCGTAATAGATTGGATGAGCGCGTGACCAATTGAATTCGTCCAACCAAACCGCGGTCCAGCAAATGTGAGCCCGTTTGTTTGACAGTATGCCAAAGCAGCCGCTTGTTGGCTGTAAATATCGGGTAAGTTTACAACAAGGTATAGCCGCGTCAAGAGTTCACCCTTTTTTAATAATCGACATACGGCTTGCTGTCCAAACTGGGGTCTTTGCTGAAAATCAAGGCGAGACCATTGAGTCGTAAACCGACCAGCGCGGGTCAAGACGCGCTTGTATGCTGAAATGTTTGTTGGACCCTCTTTTGGTAAAAGGCGCAAATCCTGTGGTCCACTGTGTAAAAGGCGGACTAGAGACGCCACCATCCTAATTCTTGTACTGTTTCTACAACACAAGGTTTAGACATGCTCTGATGCTCTGATGCTCTGATGCTCTGATGCTCTGATGCTCTGATTTGACATCTCCCCAATCCACCGCCGTCTAAGAGCTAAATACCTTATTGGCAATTCCATTTTCAAAGCGGACCCAGTTGAGCGTAAGAGCAAACACGACAACTTCAAACTCAAGGTCCTCGGTCCCGCCAGGGGGTATGATATCCATGCGGATACGTATGTCGGATGTGCGACTTGCATTCATCCAACCGGATGGATTTTGTATTGCGGGTCTTTCGGCAAACGTATAGCCGTATACAAAATTGGTATACCCCACAATTCCTCCACGATGCCTCTGGGCGATTTGACGACGGAAGAACTCGCCATCTTGGTGGACAATGCTGATACCGTTGACTTGAATATTAGCCCCTGCGAGCATGCTTTCAAATGGTCGGAAGGTTTGGCTGTATTCGGATTCAAGGCGATTGCTGTAATTGAGCCATTCGTTATTTATACTGACCGCCTTGCGACGAATGAACCAAATAAGTTCTTCGACAGGTCCATTGATTTCCAGGGGCAGCTGTAGACTCACAAGCCCCGCTGCAGGAGTATTTACGACGTACTTTTTGGGCTCTCCAAATCGGAATGTCGCCACATCGCGATACATGCGCTCAAAGGGTGCTTTCAGAAGGGCGTGACGAAGCTTTCCATCTACGAGCATTCCGTAGGTCACGAGGCGACAATCTTGGAATTGAGGGATGGTTGTACTCGCTGTAAGAGTCGTTTCACCACCCCCCGTTATATTCATACTAAACTCCTTTCCGAGGGGCGTCTCGTCGCAGGTCGCACGAATTCCGGATGCAATGCGCACACATTGGTCAAATGGTTTCAAAGTAATTGCAACACGCACAGTGCCTTCTTTTACGGATGTTAGGGGAAACCCGTTGCGTAGACGAATGCGCTGAAAACTAAAGGGGAGGATGCAACTTATAATTCCATTCGAAGTTGGAAAGACGCGATACGATTGCCAGGTTTGCAGCGCCGCCAAAGAGGCTCTTCCGTTGGCGTCCACGCCGACACCGAATTGGGTATTAATATCCGAATACAAGAGGGAAAATATATTTGAAAAGTCGCCGTCTACTGTTTCAAGAACTTGATCTTCAAGAAGAAATTCTGCTTTTGCAATTAAACATGTGCCGAGACTATTTGCGTAATACCATGCTTCGCTAGGGTTCTTGTAGGAATAGACTCCGGTCTCTAGGGATTCAATACTGCTCGGAGGGAACCAGTGACCGAGTTTAATTTGAAGCGCAACTGTGAATAAGAGATCGCATGATTTGACGCTTCCGATTTCAAATACAAAGCGTCCACCAAATTCGGCGGGACCTTTGGGTACGAATTCTTGGATGACGGGAGTGAAATTGAGGACGCGCCGTGAAGACTCTCGTGTAAACCAGGACTTGTCAGATGTCAAGGGAAAGAGATCATCGTCCATTTCGTCGCGATCTGCAAGATCCAGAACCGTTGTAGCGTCTCCAAGAGGTCTGGTTGTATTGAGGTTCATATGTCCCCTTCCTACTTGGCTATAGAGAGTTCCATTCATTAAAGCCCTCGTTCAGGTTTGTAGAAAAAGAACTGCAAAGCTTAGTAGTAGAGAAGATGGGAACACCAACAATACCTAATATTCGGCTGGTCCCTTTAGCTGAAGATAGTCAAATAACTGTCTGGTGGGAGCCTCCGTCTTCGGGCACACCTTTATCGTATCGTTTAACGCTAAATCCTGGAAATGTAGTTGTAACCACTCCAGGGACATGGCAAGAATATACATTTAGAAGCCTTGTGAATGGTACAGAGTATACGGTTACGATTGATGCGACGAATGATGGAAGTACGTATGGTCCTGCAGCCACATTCTTTCCTTCTACACCCGGTGGCGCACCATTAGCAGCTCCACAGAATGCATTTGCAACCCCTGCTGGGTCTAATGCAATTTCAATTGTATGGAGCGCCCCTTCTGTACTTCCTAATTCACCAATTGATTCGTATATACTAACCGGACAAAGCGACGATCCAAATGTGCCTACAATAAGTTATACACAGCCTGCAAGTGGGGGAACAAGTGCGCTTATAACAGGTGTGAGTCCAACCGCCGTGTATGGATTTACAATTCAAGCGGTGAATGATGTTGGGGTTTCTCCTGCAGTATCGACAAATTCAGTTTCCTTGACGCAAAGTTATGGCATTCCAGACTGGGCGGTGCCTAGTTTTGCAAATATCAACGCGGGGGGAAATAATTTTCGCAATATTTTCAACTGTATAACAAGTGACACACAAAATAATATTTATGTTGCTGGACAATGTTTCAATTCTACACTCAATTTATTTAACTATTATTCAACGCTTGGAAATGGAACAATAAGTACGACATATGGTGCATTATTTGTTTCTAGTGCAACTACAACTGCGACTGCTGCATTTACATATATTGCAAAATATACATCGTCTGGTCAAGTAGCATGGTTTACACCGATTCTTACAACTGGAAGTAGTAGTTGTCGTCCGTCTGGATTAATTACAGATAATAATAATAATATATACATATCACATGAAATTAATGGTGGATTTAATTTTGCATATTTTAATGCCCAAATTCCAGTATTAGGTGGTAGAATATCCACAGGAACTCAATATGGGCGTTTATTTCTATCAAATACCACAAATGCCGATATGGTTCTTGCAAAATATAATTCAGCTGGTGTTGTACAATGGGTTACACTCATGGGTGGAATAGAACAGCAGTTCGGAGAACAACGCAATTCACTTGTGACAGATTCCCAAAATAATGTATATTCTTTGATTTATTCTTCAAATTTTACAAGCACAATTTTCAACAGTGCCGCGGGTGTTACAAGTGGAGGAATTATTCGGCACAGTACAGTTGCACGTCTTGTTGGTGAACAAGATACAACATGGGCAAACCAAACTATTCTTGCGAAATACGATACAAATGGACAATTCCAGTGGGCTACAAAATCACCATGTTATTTTCAAGCAAATGTAATGGCTCTAGCTATAGATTCTAATGACAATGTATTTATGGGTGCAAATCTTTCTACGCCAAGTACAGTTGTATTTAATTACGCTGGAATTAGTAGTGGTATCATTTCAACATCAATCTTTGGACGCATGTTAAAAGATTCAACACAAGCAAGTTTGGACGGACTGGTAATTAAATACAATAGCAATGGACAAGCGCAATGGGTTGTACAGCAAAATGTATCTGCTCCAAATATTAGTATTGCACCAAGAACAATTACAACTGATATATATGGAAATTTATACACTCTAGCCGCTACATCTAACGTGTCTCTAACAACTATAAGATTTAATTCTTTTCAACGTGTAACAGATGATTTATATATTAGTACCGTATCAAGTGCAATTGTACTAGCTTCTTTGTTTCATATTATAAAATATGATTCTAATGGACAATTCGTAACATGTGCAGCGCAGGCTAATACTGGGAGTACTACTCAAGCTCAATCTGGGACATTACTAACCGATTATATGGGAAATGTCTATAATGTTTCAAATGATAGTACTCCATCTGGAAGTTCAGCAACAATCATGCGTGATTATGAAAGTAAAGATAGTAATAATATTGTTAATTATAAAGAATGGGGGGCGCCAGGATTTCCGACTACACCAGTCTGTACAACAATACGAAAAATGAATAATAACCTTGAAACACAGTATGCATTTTCATTTTCTAATTTTCCATCTTTTAATACAATGTTTATAGCTACTTCCAATATATGTATTGATCGCAATAATTATTTATACTTTGCGAGTGTTGCATCTGTATCATCCTTAACAGGTGTTACGGTACAATCATCTATTCCTCTTCCACAATGGAATGGGGTTGCGGGTGGACCATATTCCTTCAGAGTGACAACAAATACGCCAGCAACAGTTTCTATATCTTCTATAATTACATCTACAACCACATATTCTCTATTAATAAAATATAAATAAACTCAAGCTGTAAGAATAGCCCAATTCATTCATTAGTTCATAAACTAAAAAATGAAGTATTTGTCGTGTAATAGAAATGTCGGTACCTGATACACCCACTGTTAATCCGCTACCGTATTCCCTTCCGAATTCTCTACAATATTTTTGGTCCACCCCATACGACGGCGGCTCACCATTGACCGGATACACACTAACATTAAATCCTGGCAATCTCGTATACAACCCCCAGCCATCTGAAACTAATTTTAAAGTTAGTGGATTGGTAACTGGAACGACGTATAGTGCAACCTTAAAAGCTGCAAATGCAAATGGATTCAGTCAAGAAGCCACCTTTAGTGTGTCGCAGCCTGGGAATTTACCGAATGGACCCGCTACACTCGCCGCATATCCATCTGGAACAAACGCCGCACTAGTTGTTTGGACCCCCCCTGCAGTAACTCCCGATGCAACTGTATTTTGGTATGTCATTGAAACGGAAAGCAGCAATCCAGCGGATCCCGTCTTGAAATTTTCAGCGGATGGTTTAACACAAACGAGCTATCTAGTCCCAGGTCTCAACAGTGCATCCTCTTATTATTTTAAAGTATATGCTGTAAATTATCCAGGGTATTCAAGACCAGTCTATTCGAATCCGATCTCTTTTGTTCAGAATGCTGGAAATGTGCAATGGGCGACTCGTCAAAATGCAACTGCGACTACAAATATTACAACTGTCAGTACAGTCGTAGATAAAGATGGTAATGTATATATGAGTGGTCTTTTTAATAGTACAACAATAACACTTTTTAACTATGCAGCAGCCCCCACTACCCCTGGTGGGGAAATAACCCTAACACTTGCCGCAACCTATACTGAAGGGGCTTCAGGACAAAATAACAGCTATGTAGCAAAATACAATGCATCTGGTATTTTACAATGGGCTACAATTATAAGAGGAGCAACAACAACAGGTACAACTGCACCTTCTTTGAATGTAGATTTCGATAATAATGTATATGTACTTGGAGTTGTAGGAACTCAGAATACATACACGTTTACTAATTTTGCAGGGATTGTGGGTACCACATTACAAGTATCAACATATGGGACATTTCGATCTTCAACTGCAAATGATGCATACATTGTTAAATATAACCCTTCAGGTCAGATTCAATGGTTTACAACAGTTTCTGGAACATCGTCAGAACAACCAAATGCACGAGCACGACAACTGGCTATTGATACGAATGGAAATATATATGCATATTTTGCTAGTGGAAATGCGAGTATTTTTAGTGCAGGATCTGTTATCGCGGGTGTTATAACTCCTGTATTGTATGGAAATACAGCCAATGCGAGCGGTATTCTTGTAAAATGGAATTCTGCTGGACAAGCGCAATGGATTGCATACTTGAATCAAACAGGTGGTTCAATATTTGGCTGTACTTTAGATAGAGATAATAATGTGTATATTTCAGGTACGACGGCAAATACTAGTACATTATTTTATGAGCAAGCTGGATTTAGTACAATTTTTATATCCTCTGTAATTGGCGGATATCAGAATCCAGTTGGAACATCTGGCGACGGCTGGATTGCAAAATACGATACGAATGGAAAATTTAAAGGATATTGTCGATCTATTAATGCATCTATGGGTTCAGTTCAATTAATAGTAAATCAATATAATGAATTATATGTAGGGGGGACTATAGGAGGTACACGTGCACGTCTATTTTCCTATGTAAGCACACTCAATACAGGGCTCATAAGTACAACCATGTGGGGCGAGTATGTGCGCCCATCTGCTGCAGCTGCAGGTGATATTGTAATAGTTAAATTAAATACTAATCTACAATTTCAAGGTATTAATGGAATTTATTCTCTTACAACAGCTACATTAGATACAACAAGTATAACCGCCGATACGTATGGAAATGTATACCATAGTGGTACATATGCTGGACCGAGCACATTTCTACGTACATATCTAAGTGGAGGCGGAGGCTCAGGATCCTTATCGACACTTACATTTTCTACAATTGGACTTTTATCAAATGCAGGGGCTATCAATTGTGGATATATTGCAAAATTTGATCGCAATTTACAATACCAGTGGATAAATTATACACAAGCAAATAATGGAAGCATAACTGGAACTATATGTAGTACATCCAATTATTCATTATATGTGGATAGATTTAATAATTTATATGCAACGGGTGTATGGATGCCAAGTGCTCAGCCTCTTAATATGTATTTTACAGCACCAGCAGGTACAGCAGCGGATGGAAGACTTTCTACAAGTACATATGGATATTTATCAACATTTACTTTAGCAGGTGGAACTACCTATACAAACGCCTATTTGGTCAAGTATTCGTAATCAGTTCTGCGATTTCATTGCCCTAACTAGGCTGAAAGGCTAGTTCTACGATTTCATGCCCTAATTCGCGTACTCCAATCCCCCACGCCCTCCACGAATTCTATACAGAGCCCAACTTTCACAGCAGCTCACCATCTGCGTCTGCTTATATCCGAGCGTGGGATCGCGCTCCACATCAAATAAATTCACCGTCACCATCGGTCTATCTGCGGTTGTAAAGTTAATTCCACCCGTGGGTTCTCGTATTCCAGGAGGCTCGTCGTCTATGCGCCAACCTCTGCTCCAATCCATTGTTGCAATATTCTGCGCCAGACTTCGCTCTTCTTTAGCTTCCGTCATCAAGGTTTGCCACACCATTTCATTCCACGGACCTTCTCGCGTCTGCCCCGCAATTGTGAGTTTCAAATCGCTATAGAATTGTCCATTTACGCTTGTGCTCACAAGAACAGGGGCGGGAACCACCGTCGAATCTAAAGTAGCCGAGTTGCTAAAATCCCACAGACGGTTCCTAAATAGGGTAGTAGCCCCACGAAAATACGTGACTATTCTCTCAACCGTATAATTGGCATCCAGAAACTTGATTACATTGGCAGTCCCCCCGCGGTCTAATGGCGCATAATCAAGCTGATTGATGCTGAATCCATTGTCAAAATACCGAATGTAGGGCACTTCAATAGTCTCTTTAGCGAGTTCTGCGCGTGCCTCGTTCAACAGGTACAATTGGCGAGTGCGCAATACAATAGACGGCTTCCCAATTTGTACAAGAGGAATCGCCATTTCTTCAGCGTCATAGGCGCCGCCATCGCGGTCTTGGTAAAACATCTGCGTCCAAGGCTGCGGAGAGTAATTGGTCGAATCTGTGCACTCTACTAACTGTTCGAGCGGTCGTAACTGTAAGCGCAGACGAAAGGTTTGATTGCGCAGACCACAGAGGGGCAGCCCCTTGTCACCAGGAGCCGAGCAGCCAATCATAGGCAAGTCTAGACGCAACTCTCCAGGAGTCGCATTTCGCATAATTCCAAGTGCAGAACCGTCATGGACGCCAGCCAACTTTTCTTTCAAAAAGGCTTGATTCCACGATCCTTTGCTGAGCTGCGTCGCGTAAAGAGAATCTCCGCTCACTTCTTGCAACAGAATCTTGTCTTGAAAGATTTGGATTTTCTCAAATAAAAAGTATGCAATCCCGTTGACATAGCCCCAATAGACTGAATTTCCAGAGCCGTCTTGGCTGTAGGTTTCAGATACGGGATTATAAGGAGCCAATTCGGGCGGAAGCCAAGTTGGCAGAGTAATTTGCAGCCACGCCTCCATCAAAACATCTCCAGGAAGGTCAAATTCAAACTCGCAGCGCTGCCCGAATTTAGGTTCGTTCAAAGGGTTTGTCCATCGTTCTTCTGGAATGCTGGCAGGGTACCGTCCATATGTCCATTGAAAAGGGTGTACAGAGTCTTTATCATCTTTTATAAAGTAAACGTCTTTGGAACCCCGCGCTGCCATTTCATACAACCCCCCATCTATTTGGGTTTGGTTGCGTGTGGGAAACGCCATTCTATTCAGGTAGATGAAGATGGTTTAGACACTTGTGTGTTTTTTGTATTCAACCCTATATAGAATGGGATCCTATTACCGCGATTTCTATGCGCCGAAAGCTACACAGCAGCCTACGATTGGCGACACGAAATTCTCAGTGGTTCGTCAAGACCATATGGGGTGGATGAACTGCGACGGTCGTCTCTTGTCCACTGCTGACTATGAACTTTTATTTCGCGTGATTGGATACAGTTTTGGAGGAAGCGGTGGTCAGTTTGCTCTACCCGATATGCGTAGCCGTGTCCCTGGTGCTATTAAACAAGGGGCTGGATTGACCAATCGTGCTCTAGGCGACGCGGTCGGTGAGGAAACACATACACTCACGATTGCGGAAATGCCGAGCCACAACCACGGTACAGATGCGAGCGACAATGTTGTTGGAAATAACTTGACGGGAGCTGCTGGAGGACACACGCACGGTATTACCGATCCTAGTCACGCACATGCAATTACTGACCCTGGTCACACGCATTCATATGTAAATCAACCCAATGACCACCAAGTTGCAGTTAGTTTAACAACAACAGATACTGCAGATAATGTAAATGTGGGTCAAACCACAGGTTCTAGTACTACAGGGATTACTGTAAATTCCAATACAACTGGTATTACCGTTAACCCTGTAGCAAACCACCAACACTCTATTGCGACCCAGGGTGGCGACGATCCTCACAACAACATGCAGCCTACGCTCTTTATCGGCAACATGTTCATGTACAGCGGCAAGATTCATGGCGCCACATCAAAGTGGCGTTATGAAATTGATACAAATATACTCTAGATCCCATCCATCGGCTAAGAACCAGATGTTCGGGTTTGGGCTGCTTTGAATTGCAAATAATCAGTGTAAGAACTGAATTTTTGCTGTTTTCGCCCAACCGCGCCTTGTAAGATTGCTCTATCTCCCGCATAGCTAGCATGTTCGGTTGCATTTGTAGGTTTTACAACTGTACCAGCCTTTTTATTCTGTATACTGTACACGTCTGTCAAGGGGCGCACAGTATTTGTTGGGAGCGCACCCTTATCTCCCGTCAGCATTTGAAGTTGAAAGGAGTATGCGTATTGGGGATCCAGTCCCGAAACTTGGACTTGTGCATTTCCGGTATCTTTGCTGTAATATGTTTTCATGCTGCTCGCCTTGAATTCATTTCCACGAACAACGTGAAAGATCATATAATATGGTTCATAAACACCCGTGTGAAATACAACAGCGTTGAGTGCAGGGGACACTTTTGGAATGAGCATGGGGAATGGCGCCAACGCAGCGACGCCTTTGGGGGATACAATAGATACGGGCTTATAAATACCAGACCATTCAATTATACCCTCTCTATCGCTTCCTATCCATGCACCCACTCTATAATACCACTGTCCGGACCCTATATCTAGAGCACAAGAGCGCGCCGATTTAGGAACTACAAAGGTTCTTGCACTCTGGGTAAATTCGGAATCCAATGCAACCTGAATACTAAACGCAATGGACCCACTGAAAGCTTCCCATGAAAGGTTCAGACGTCCATCTGTAGTGGCAGAAGCCATAAGACTTTGCACGCTCATCGCCTCCTCTTCTTTTGTAAGCAGTCCATAAAACAAACGAAAAATTGCCACATGGAACTGTGTCTACTGGGGTACACCAAATGTCACATCTCGTGATTGTAGAGTCGCCAGCCAAATGCAGCAAGATCCAGGGCTTTCTTGGATTTGGCTGGAAAGTAGTTGCATCACTAGGACACATTCGTCGTTTGAAGGAGGATTTGAGCGCCGTCGGTCTAACCAAAGACTTTGCATCGGAATGGGAGTGGATTCGTGAAAAGGCGCAGACGTTGCAGAGACTCAAGGACGCAGCCAAAGATGCGCAGCAAATCTACCTTGCAGCCGACGATGATCGTGAAGGAGAGCTTATTGCATACAGCGTATGTCTTCTCCTGAAACTAAATCCTGAAACAACGCCTCGACTCGTCTTTCACGAAATCACAGAATCCGCCATTAAACAGGCTGTTGCGCATCCGAGGAGGCTGAATATGAATACAATTCGTGCTGCAGAGGCTCGTTCCATCTTGGATATGATGATTGGATTTACAATGAGCCCGCTTGTTTGGAAGGCGATTGGACCTGCTCTATCGGCGGGAAGATGTCAAACACCAGCGCTGCGTCTAGTGGCAGACCGCGAAAAGCAAGTAAAATCCTTTACAGCGACGAGCAGCTGGAAAGTGCATGGACAATGGTCAACATCCGCCACCTCTACACCCTTTGAAGCCACTCTAATCGATGATCTGGAAGACAAGGAATCGGCTCTGAATTTCTTGGATCTTTGTCACGAAACTCCAGGTGCAACAATTACGAAAGCTATCACAAAACCCTGGACGGAAGCCCCGCCGCAACCTCTCATTACGAGCACGCTTCAACAACAAGCATCGTCGCTGTATCGCATTACTCCGAAAGATACAATGAAGATTGCTCAAAAACTCTATGAAGCAGGTCATATTACGTATATGCGCACAGACAAAGCCGTTCTTTCCGAAGAGGCATCCAAAGAGGCAAAAGGGCGTGTCACGGAACTGTATGGAGCCAACTATTGCAGGGGCGAGGATGTAAATCAAACGAAAAAGTCAAAGGCAAAATCAGCGGATGAACCCAAAGCTCAGGAGGCGCACGAAGCTATTCGTCCTACGCATTTCGAGTGTACAGCACTCCCAGCAGCCGATGAACCGTGGTCAGCCAAAGAGCAGAAGCTGTATCAGCTTATTTGGCTTCGTGCAATTCAAAGCGTAATGGCAGCCGCCAAGGGACAGCAACGAACGATCCAATTTCTAGCGGATGCAGAAGATTCTGGAGACTTTCCGTGGTCGGCTACGTGGCGCAAGACGGAGTTTCAAGGATGGCGGCGGGCGGCTACAACAGAAACAGACGAACCAGCTGAAGAAGATGCAGATACTGCAAAATGGGCAACAGCTCTCTCATACAAGGAAGGCGCTCGCCTTCTGTGGAAAACCCTTACAGCTGATCCCCATGAAACAAAGGCTCCGTCTAGGTATACGGAAGCCTCGCTTGTAAAGGAGCTGGAAACAAAGGGAATTGGGCGTCCATCTACGTTTGCAACTCTCATTTCAACGATTTTGGAAAAGGAATATGTAAAGACGCAGACGTTTGAAGGCAGGGAAGTTTCAGTTGAAACCATGCATCTTGCAGCACCAGGGCAGTGGCCTCCGCAGTGCACCAAGCGCATGCAAAAACTTGGCGGCGAAAAAGACCGTCTAACTCCGACACCACTCGGTCTTTCTGTTCTAGACTTTCTTCTTGGACACTTTGACGACCTGTTTGCATATGAATTTACAGCGAATATGGAAAAGCGGCTGGATTTGATTTCAGAGGGGGAAGAGGGGTGGAAGCAGGTTCTTCATGATACATGGAATGCTTATAAGGACAGATATGAGACACTAAACTCTGAAAAAGCAGCTTCAAAGGGAAATTCAGCGAAACGGCGTGAATTTGGCGACAATGTGATTGCAGTTCTTGGAAAAAAGGGTCCACTGCTTATGAAGGAATCTCCTGACGGCGATAAGGATAAAACAGTCTTCTATGGTTGGCCAGAGGGTGTAAGCTTTCCAGCCTTGACGGATGCTCAAGTGCACGAATTTGTAAAGCAAAAAATGCAAGAACACAATCGCCAGATTCTTGGAATGCTAGACGGGTCGCCCGTTGTAGGAAAAACAGGTAAATTTGGACCCTATGTGGAATGGCAGACCAGCCGTCTATCGTACAAGAGTGGCGACACGTTTGAAGACATTGCTGAAAAACTAAAAGCAGCCTCCACCAATTCTTCATCTCCAGGCTCGCCAGCTCTTCGCGTAGTAGGACAGTATGAAATTCGTAAAGGACCTTATGGGCTGTATATGTTTAAACACGCTGTAAAGGGACCTTCCCGCAAGTTTGTCAGCGTTCCAGCATCTATTACAGTTGAAACCGTGACTGAGCAAGAACTAGATGCAGTATATAAAGCAGGTCTTGAAGCTAAAGGTCGTTCCGGTGTAAATGGCGCACAGAGAGGGCGCGGGAATTGGCGTGGCAAGCGCGGACATTGAGCCTTCTTTACAACCCGCTTTGTGGTTAGGAGATGCAGCAGTTGACACCGAGTGGAGACGGGGCTGCGAGTTTAGCTCAATTACAGCGATTAGAGGAAATAGTGAGCCGACAATCTATACAAATTGCCACGCTTGAACTCGAAGCCGAGTTTTTTCATAAGGGGCTCGGCGACGCAATTGATCAACAAGTGGAAGAAGCGTCTAAACGCCGCGGAATGCAGGGAAGCGACTATATTAATTTGAGTAAATTTATTGCGCGCCATATGGGGTTTGCAGTGGCAGATTTTAAACGCACAATTGACGAGCTTGTACAATCCTCGATTCCTGTTAAAACAATTCAGACACTAGAAAAACGTCTCTTGGCTCGCCCCACCGCAACAGACGATATGGCAACTGTGCTTTCACGCATTGCGTCTATGGAATCGTACATATACACACAACATGCCTCTATACATTCCCCGTCGTTTACCCACCCATCGCTCACAGCCCCATCGGCTGATCCTGTAGCCCCACAAGAACTTGAAACACTTAAATCGCATGTTCAGCAATTAGAATCTACGCTTATGAAGGAAATTCAAAAGGCGTATGCAACTGTATACAATCCAAAGGAAATGGGGGGTCCTCTTGCAAGGCTACAATCACAAGTAGACATACTCCAACAGGATATACAGTCTTTAAAACGCACAGACGGACAGGCTCTCGCAGAGGCTCTTATAACAAATTCAGCCGCCATGTTGCGCCACGAATTTCAGGATTATATGGCGACGCGTGCATCGAGTGCTGAATTAGCTGCATTTCAGACAGATATACGACGTGTAGAAGAATTCAGCCGAGACGTGCAGACTGGTTTTTATGCCATGCGCTCAGCCTATCAGCCTCTTTTTGATACAATGAAATACCAATTCTCAGAAGATCGCTGGAAATCGCTGGAAATTCAGCTGAAAACAAAAGTCGACCAAGCGATAGAAGAGTCTATTCGTCGTTCCAATATTTCGCTGGATTTTCAGTCGACAAAGATTCATTCCTTTACAGAGGCTGCGCAGCAACGATTGGATGCAGTTTCTGCTGAAATTCGTTCCCAATATGGTCCTGAAATGGTACAGATGCATATTCAGCGTATACAGTCAGCTCTTGAAAGCCAACAGACTGCATGGTTTGCTGGAATTGAGAGCCATATCAGTAAACGCCTTGTAGGGATGGAAAAGGAAATTCAGCAACAATCGTTTCAAAACCAGCAATTTATGGAAAAGACTACAGCCGATATTGAAGCCACATCTCTAAAAGCAAAATACGCTGAATTTGAAACTCAGCTGGAAATCCAGCGAAAACAAATTTCCAGCTGGAAACAAAAGTTGGAGGATCAAACGAAGCATCATATAACTGCGCTGGAAAGTTTAGAAATCCAGCGAACTGCTGTAAATCTAGATTTAAAAGCGGCTGCAGCCGATGTGCAAACAATTCGTCAGTCTATTTATGATACGAAACAAGACTTGAAAAAGGAACTGGATTCTTGGCTCCAAGATCGCAATGGACAAATCCAGCGAAGATTTACAGACGCCGCCACTGAAATTCAGCAAATAAAGGATGCTTTTTTGCTCCTGAAGGCAAACTTAATACAAGAAATAGAGGAACATAAACAGCGAGAAAAATACAGCGAATTTCAGAAAACGCTGGAAGCAAAGCTGCAAACATGGACGCAAAGTCAGACGGACTATTTTCAGCGAAGAATTATAGATTTTGGAAAGGATATTCAGCAACATATTCAAACTCTAGAGTCACGTGAAGCAGAATTCAATACACTTTTCAGCGAAGATACAATGAGAGGGTTTGTGGAAGAAGTGCAACGCAGATTAAGAACCTCGCAGGAGGATTGGATGCGCCGTCGAACCGAAGAGTACGAGTCGCGGTATTCAGAGATGAAACGGGATTCAACAACACGTATACAGGATATACAGACCCTCTATACACAAGTACAAGCCGCCATTGATGAAAATCGTCAGAAACAAGCAAAAGAATCAGATGCACTTCGAACCCTTTCACAAGATTTGCTGGCACAAACAAAAGAACAGCTTGCGCTTCAAAAACAAGATGCCCTCCAAGTCCATCGCGATATGCGCGTAACAGCTATACAAATTGCAGATCAACTCAAGCAACAATATGAACAAGACATTACTGCTCTAAAACGTAAAGAAACAGATATTGAGCAAATACGTCAAGTATCTGAAGAATTTGTGTCTAAAACATCTTTAATGCTTGTGAAGCAAAAAGCAGAAGCTCAGCAGCTCAAGCAGCAACAAGAACAAGATATCGCTATTCTCAAACGCAAAGAAAAAAGTCTCGAGCATCTCAATCAATTATCTGATGATTTTTTAACAAAAACATCAAAAGAAATTCTTAAACAAAAGGAGGCGGTACAAAATCTAAATGCATTTGCACAAGAGGCTATCAAAGCGTCCATTCAGGATTTGAAACTGCAGCATGAGACTGAGCTTGCATCGCTCAAGCGATCAGAACAAGCGGCTGAAACAAAACTGGTACAGACACTTTCTCAATTGAATATGCTCAATCAGCGTATACAAACTGCGATTCAGCGCGCAGAAGCTCTAGAATCGAAACTTTCCTATATTGACAATGTCCAGACTAGAAAACAAATCACCATACAAGAAAATATGCACCCCATGCAAGAAAAATACAATGGAATGTCGCGTTGTTTTTATACAGCCATTTTTGCAGCACCGGACCAAGAAGCTGATACGCTTGCGGCTATTAAAGCGCCCCTTCAAGGATGGGATTATATCTGTTTTACAAATCTTTCATTACCACAGACTTTGGGGTGGAAGATAATACAAAAGCCATTGACAGAAGATCCAAGGCTTGCAGCCAAGCGCGTAAAATGGCAAAGTCACACCCTTTTACAAGACTATGATATTGCAATTTGGGTAGATGCATATTTAGCACCCAATGTGCATTATGAGAACCTTCTACAGAGATGGTTGCTTCAGATGATGGAGAGACACGCATGCATAGGACATCGCAATCATAAAGAGCGTGATTGTGTATATGACGAGTGTGATGCTGTTGTGCGGTTCAAGAGAGATACACCTCAACATGTAGAAGCATTAAGAGAAAAGCTCAGGAATGCAAAAGTACCGGAACATAATGGTTTATATGATACAAATATACTTGTGCGGTTTCATAAATACAAGGAGGTGCAAGAAGTGTCCAATGCAATAATGCATACTCTTGAAACAGTAACAATTCGTGATCAATTGGCAATTCCATTTGTATACACCACACGCCAATTTGATTCTGTGTATACACAGGAATTCATGAAAGCGTTTAGTAAAGATGGGCGCCACGTTCGCATTGCAGTATAAATGCGAATAAAAAAGAAAGTCTTATTGTATAGAATACAACAAGAGTATCTTTTACCATATTTTCTTTGTTTTTCTCCTTGTTTTAGTTCTCCCCCCATCCCCGTGTATATTCTATTTGTGTTTCATGTATCGTTGCCGTTGCCATCCACTGTATGCATTTACGCGGTCTTCTTGGTGGCGCGCTTCTTGGGAGCCTCAGCCTCCACCACGGGGGCAGCAACCGCAGGAGCCGCCGCCTCAGCCTTCACCGCCTTCTTGGCGACCTTCTTCTCGGTCACGGGAGCAGCCGCCGCAGGAGCCGCAACGGGGGCGCCACCCTTGCGACGAGCGGACGCCTCAGCCACGGCGCGCTTGTAGGGGGTCTTGGCATCAGCCTTGCGCATCTCCTCCCACACCTTGCGCACCTCCTCGTGCCACGCCTTCAGCTGTTGGGGAGTCTCGCCCTTGGACGCCTTCTCGCCATTGGCGTTCACGCGAGCAGCGCGGCGACGACGGCGAGCCTTCAGCTCTTGACGAGCCGCACGCTTCAGGTCCTTCAGACCATCTTCCAGCTTACTGATACGCTCAACTAGGCTTAGTTCTACAGTGGAGTCGGTGGCAGACATTTCTATACCTCTATGCTATGTAATAATGTCAAGCCTTTAAACGCGCTCCAAACTTTGTTCTACGTTTCCAATGGACCGGGGTTTGCATTTTCCTCTACTGTGCGTTCGAAACCCATGTCCCATTGCACGCGAAACATGCAAGAGCACCTTCCATTGGCTCGTATGCAACCGGGCTTTTCAGCCGAAGTGCTTCAGCCACCTCCTCTGCGTGCGTTTGATTGTGCGTTTGGCGGAGTATAGATTTCTTTTGTACTGCAATCTTTGCCTTTATAGAAATGCATAAGAGTTCTTTACCGTCAACCCCAGACCACACAATTTTGCTGGAAATTGCACCCGTCACAGTTTCTGGCCATACGGAACTTGTACTGCGGTCATTTGCCCCCGTGATAATTGGGCACTGCGTGTCTTCACATAAGGGTTTTACAGTAGGCTGAAAAGGGATGAAATTCAAAGTCACGCTTGTAGTAGCCGTTCCGTCGGTAATTTCGGGGCTGGGATTTGTGAATTGTACAGTTATATCCACTTGTTTTCCAGGAATCGGGGGATCTGGATAAAGGGCGAGAGTAGTCAGATCGAAACGGGATCCTTGTCCACAGTTGGTAATGCTAGCCCCAACCCCAACCCCAATCGCCATAACACCGGCAAAGAAGGTAAGGATGTGTCTGAACATTTCTTTTAGTCTATGCCAAGGAGTTTTTAGACCCTCCGATAGTAGAATGAGCAATACGAACGAAAACCAGCAAGTTGAAGAGCGTGCGCATGCAAATCTGTATGCAATCAATGAAGAGTTAAATGACCTTTTAACTGAACTTCCCAGTTATGAAGGCGCATACTATGATCGTGCACTGGCTCGTATCGCCCAGCTTGAGCGTATGTTAAATAGAGCCGCCCAACCTCGTAATCAAACCCAGAATCAAACCCAAGATCCAAATGTGGAAGCGGAAGATCCTGGAGCTGAAGCCGAGCCCACCTCCTCCGAAAACAATACATCGAATACATCAAATGCGCAAAGACAGCGTCGCAAGAGCCGCAAAGGGCGCAAGAGCCGCAAAGCCAATCAGAATGCTCGTACAAGCCGCCAGAGACGTCGTCGTACAAGCCGTCGTTAAATCACAACTAGATCTTAATAACAATTCTTCTCACCACTGTTATATTCGCCCATTAAGCAGGTAGGGCGGCACGCGCCAGAGACGCGCACTTGACCTGCAGGGCAACCACGCACACCCTCCGCAGGACCAGCTTCAAACCCTTCCATAAAGTAGGGCTTCAAGTAACTCAGCACCAAAACAAAGACAAGGGCGTGCACAATTGCAGCCGCAACACTTGTTTGGCAACTAAAGAACATACCCTTATTACCAGCGGGTAGAGTCAGCACAATACCGGGGGACAGGATGAAAAATAACGCAGCCAGAGCAAACCACTTCATTCTATTCTATAACAACTATTAATCGTTATAAAACTCGGGTTCACTACTATACTCATACTCAGTATTTCCCTTATTGCTATTATTATTGTTATTATTGTTGCTGTTATTATTATTGTTATTATTTCGTTTTGAAGCATTTGGAATCCCAGCCGCTCCAGCGGGCGGGGGTGGATTTAGTATGTGTTCTGCTTCCATAGTATTTGCTTCAACATTAATACTTGGATCACCAGGATTGTAGGGTTTTTTTAAGTCTGGTGTAATTAATTTATATATATGAATAGCCTTGTCGAGTAAAAGACTAAATGCATATTCATTGGGTGGATGATGAATAGTCTGTTGTGTTCTAACAATAATTCCAACTGTATCGATAGTGCGCTTTAACTTTACTATGAGAAACTTTATACTATACCACATGCGTTCCTTTATTTCATCTACAAAGCCATCTATGGGTGGAGGGAGTGATTCTGGATCCTTTTCAAGTACCATTAAAAATACATTAAGAGTAAAATTAATGGAATGATATAATGCATTAAAATTATAGCTCACAAGACGTGGATCGGTTGGCAGTAAACCTTCAAATCCGGGTTCATTGTGTACAGGATCTGCTCCTATTATACTTTGAACTGTTGATAATGTACTTTCGATATTCATTGTAGGAGACCATCCTGGACCAGTCCACGTGCCTAAAATAGAAAGACAGACTTTACCACTACTTTTAGCATCACCTGCAAATTGTTGATATAAATTCGGGTGGAATCGTATATTCTCTCCAATAGCAGAATTTAAGAATGCCATATGGGGTGAAACTGAAGGATATGTTGCTGGATATCCTATATTGAAAAAGAATAAACATTCTTCATATGGATATTTCGCTGAGCGTATATCACTTGTATTTTGACCCGGATATCTGGGTCCTACAATCATCACAGTTCCCTTTGTAATATCCGATTCATCAACATTATAATAAACTCCGGGATGTGATTCTGACTCTTGGAATTTAGCAATATGCGACATAATCACCTTTGGACTTCCACCATGTTGTTTTTTTACACGGCGCGTGCGTCGTTTATGTACGCGGCGTCGTTTAGTTTGCACACGATAGCGTCGGCGCATACTCTTTATAGTATACATATATTATTCTTCCACATCCTCTTCTTTTACGGATTCAAGGTAGAGTTTGGACCAATCGCAGGATATGTCTAATGATAAGCGTTTTGCAGAATCAACAAATAAAGAAGAAAGGTAATCGTAATCTGGTTTATCGGCAAATCGGAGTGCACGTATATATTCGCCAAATACTATAAATTCCAATGGAAACCCTTTAAACAAACCGTCAACTGGCGTTCCTAGTTTTATATCTAGAATTTTCTTATTCTTTCTGCGCTTATCGAGGATTTTTAGTCCCTGCCAAGGAAGCTTTCCGCGTAAAAAGTATGCCAATGTATACATGATGCTCTCAAGATCATCGCGCCGCCCGCTTTCAATACCGAGAAGTGTATTCATGGATGCATAGCGTGGAGTTCCTACAAGCCTTTTATCTTCACGATACGGAATATGAATATGGGTCTTAGGGTCGCGATACCGTTTTGAGAGCCCAAAATCGATGAGATAGACATTTCCACTGGAATCTAGTAGAAAGTTTTCGGGTTTTAAATCGCGATGAAGAATATCACGATTGTGCACATCGCGAAGAATAGAGACCATTTTACAACCGAGGTAGAGCACCGTCTGTATGGAAAATGTATAGTTAGCCTGTCTAAAAATATCATCTAAACTTGGTCCAAGTAGCTGCAAAACAAGAACAGAATGGACGCCGAATGGAAATGTGTATCTGTGTATATATGCATACACCCTGGGGATTCCTGAAACTCCTTCAAGACGTTTATAGACAGAATATTCATACTGTAGCTGGGGGACAATGCACGTGTCGGATTCTAGTTTCAGAGCAACCTCTCGCTTGCGCAGAATATCATACCCTTTATAAACAACCCCAAACGATCCTGAACCGATTTTCTCTTTTAGTTCATATCGCCCATCAATATAGATTTGCGTAGTAGCCATTCATTTCCTATTTATACGTTTCGATGAAAAGTTTAAATAG